GCAGTATAAAAGCTGTCACATCAGTAGACGGAACGGGTGCTCCCGTAGCTGTTGCTGAGGTAAAAGATTGGTCTTTGGAAACCACTGCAAACCTAGCAGACGATACTGTTTTGGGTGACGCTTGGACTTCACAGAAGCTGACGACTAAAAGCTGGTCAACTACTTTGAATTGCATCTGGGACAACGAAGACCCAGCTCAAGACGATTTCGTAGAAGGCGGCACAGTTCAGGTTGAGCTATATCCTTACGGAATTACAAGCGCAAGCGTTTACTGGAAAGGTTTGGCTATAGTCGCATCTGTGAGCAAGAGTGCTGCGGCTGACGGTTTAGTAGAAGCCAGCTTTAACCTTACTGGTATTGGCGCGTTAACACCTGACGCTGTAGCATAATGGGCTCCTTAATTGACGCGGCGGTTGCTCATTTTAGCAATCAGGAGGTGCGATCAATGGAGGTCCCAGCTTGGGATGTCACAATATTCGCTAAGAATTTGTCTTTGTCAGATAAGGCCAAGTGGCTTGCTAGATCTAAAGACGATACCACGGATTACATGGTTTATGCTGTGATCTATGGTGCCGTCGATGAGAAAGGCGAGCCCTTGTTCGATATCAGCGACAAGCCAAAGCTTCGTAATAATGTTGACCCAGATGTTCTATCGTCTGTCGCAAACTTTGTGCTAAAGCTAGCAGCGGATAGCGAAGAGGAACGCGAAAAAAACTCCTAGATGGTCAAGGAGAGGTCACCGACCTGTACATGATGTACGAACTGGCAGACCACCTTGGCCAACCGTTAGACGTAGTATTACGAATGACGGTGTCGGAGTTTCAAACTTGGTTTACGTTCCTTAAACTAAAGGCAGACAAGTTAAAGGAAGCTACCAAAAATGTCAGGTAACGTAAACGTCTTTACAGCTACAGCGACGGACAATACAGGTTCGGCGTTTAAAAGCGTCCAAAACAACATCAAGAAAACCAATAAAGAGAGCCAAAAGTTAAACGGCTCTCTGCGGATGATGCGTGGCGGATTCGGTCAGCTTGGTCATCAGGTACAGGATGTGGCAGTCCAGCTACAGATGGGCCAGAGTCCGCTCATGGTCCTAACCCAACAGGGGGCCCAGGTAGCATCTCTATTCGGCCCTACGGGCGCAATTCTAGGTGCTGTTGGCGCAGTTGCTGGCGCCCTGGCGGGTGCGTTTATTCCCCAGTTGCTAAAGTCTGAGTCAGCTACGAGTAACCTAGAAAATACAGTTGGCTCTTTAAGCTCCCTGTTTGAAACGGACGCTAAGACCGGGGTTATCGAATACGCAGGAAAGCTAAAGGAGCTTGCTCAGGTTTCAGAGACAGCTGCAGAAAATTTGCGGATGATGGCTGGTATTGCCGCTTTGAAGGACATGAAGGGATATAGGCAGCAAATTCAGGGCGTTGCTTCTGATATAGAGTCTATACGATTCCAATTCGAGGTTGGAGGCGGAACAGAGGGGCTAGCAGACGCCGCTGAAAGTTTAGGCTTAACTACGACTGAATTTGTATTATTGGAAAGAGCGGCCAAGATGGCAGGCACAGAGCTCGATAAGGACAACGAGAAGTTTGCGGCGTTATTGAACACAATGATGCCTGAGAAGTTAGAAGATGTTAACGATGGATTCCTGGATTTAGTAACCCAGTTTTTCCGAGCTCATGGAGAGCTGGCAATACTGACCAAAGAAGTCGGTGATTTTAACAGCGCAGGATTGCCTGGTGCTGTAGCAGAATCTGTAACGGAGTTTGACAAGCTCATAGAGCGAATAGAAAAGCTTAATGACAAGACAAATAAATTAAGTCCCGTGCAGCAACTGGCTCGGCAAATAAAAGGCAATAAACAGCTTACTAGTGAGCAAAAGAGGCAGGCGCTTGAAAGGTTAACGGCCATAGAGTTGGTTCGGATAGAAAACGATGCTGTAGACGCATTAACCAAAGCTAGGATCAAAGATGACAGAGAGGCGGAAAAAGCCAGGAGGGAAAGAGAGCGTCAGCTGCAGACTGGTGTTTCTGCCGAGATTAAAGATACAAATGCTGCCAATTCAGAAAGAAAGAAAACAGAGAAGAAGCTAGAAGGGATGAGGACAGGGTTCTTGTCCGAGCTCGAGCTTATATCTCAGCAAGAGTCTCAAAGACTGACTTTCGTTCAAGGATTAGACGATTCATTCTTCGATGCCACGCGTACCCGCGAAGACATGATTACTTCGATTGAGCGAGATTCTGCACTACAGAGGATGAGAATCGCTGAAGAGGAGCAGGAAAAGAAACAGAAGATAGCGGAAGCTGGTCAGCAAGTCGTTTTGCAAGGTTTGCAAATGATGGCTAGCAGTTTCGCTGAAGGCACAGCTGCTCAGAAGACTGCTTTCCTGGCCTACAAGTCTTTCGCTGCAGCAGAGGCTGTCATAAGCGCCGAATTGGCTGCTGCAAAAATGCTTGCTATGGGTGTTGGAATATTCGGTCTCGGCGCCATACCGGCTTCAAACCTAGTCCGAGGCATGGGCTATGCCAGTGCTGCAATCATTATGGCTCAAGCAGTTGCTTCGTTTGAAGGAGGTGGTTTTACTGGCCGCGGCGCTAGATCGGGAGGCATGGACGGAAAAGGCGGTTTTATGGCGATGCTACATCCCAATGAAAAAATCACTGACATGCATAACGGTGGCGGCTCTGGGATTACAATCATAAACAATGTAGACGCTACCGGGGCAGGCCCAGAAGTAGACCAGAAGATCCGCACGGCTATGGAGAAAACGAGCAGAACAACCATACAAACGGTCAGGGACCTGGCTGGTAGAGGAAGGCTAGTATGACCCAGTTTATATTCCCTAACATAAACCCAACATCTAGCACCTGGGAGCTAGTCACCAACACCAGGGTGTTCCGGTCGCCTTTGACTAATGCTGTGCAGACAGCATCCCGTAAGGGCTCTCTGTGGAAGTGTACGATGCAGTACAACAATGTATCGGGAGAAACTAGAGCTCTTCTCCAGGCTTTCTTGACAAGGCTTAACGGCCAAGAGCATAGGTTTCTGTTGAGAGACTTTGCTTACACTAGGAGAGGTTCAGGCGAAGATAGCACTCTTGTCACAGCGGCAAATCAAACAGGCACTTCAGTTGATTTGACAGGCGCTCCGGTTAATCAATCGAACTATATGCTTGCTGGTGATTATTTGAGGATCAATAACGAGCTGCACATAGTTGTTGGCAGCTGGGATTCTGGCACTAATACTGATACTTACGCATACAACACGGATTCATCTGGTCATATAACGGTAAATATTGCGCCACCCTTGCGTAATACGACTGTATTAGATGACCCGGCAGACGTTGTTGCTCCAGTTTTTGGCGTTTTTATTTTGGGTAATAACCCTTCATGGAGTAATGACGTTGGCGGTATCAGCAACATTACGATAGAGGCTATGGAGGACGTTTTAGCATGAGTAGAGGGTTTTCCCCAGCCGTAGCAGATGCGCTCGCTGCAGGGCACGTAAGGTTGTTGTCGTTCGCCAAGTTAGAGTTTTCTAGCCAGACGATGTATGTGCATAACGGGATAGGAGAATATCAGTTTGATGGCCAAACTTGGCAAGGTCTAGGTGATTTGGCAACAATATCTGCTGTAGAAGAGGGTACAGACGTTTCGCCTTATTCGATAACTCTCAGCTTGTCTTTGCTCGATTCCACTTTGGCAGAGCAAGCCTTAGAAGAAAATTATTACATGCGACCAGTGACCATATACCTTGGTGTGTTGGACGAGAATGATGATTTCGTACAAGAGTCAAACCCTGTAAATACGAACAATCCTGTCCCTCTATGGTCTGGTCACATGGATCAAATGGCAGTGACTGTTGGTTCTGATCAAGGTGATATCATAACCATGACGTGTGAATCTCAGTTATCGTTATTACAGAGAAGTCGGAATCTAATGTTCACTAATACTTGGCAACAGTCACGGTACTCAGGTGACAAATTCTTTAATTTGTTAGCGTTCATAGAGGGCGTAAAGGTTGAATGGAAAGGTAAGGGAGGCGTAATAGGCGCTGGAGA